TGAGTGCGTAGACGTAGATTGACTCGACGTAGGGGTCGCCGGCGAAATAGAAATAGCCCTCACCTTTGACGAACTCGAGGTCGAGGTCCGGGTAGCGTGCCTGTATGTAGGCGTTGAGATTTTTGATTGTCGCTTTCATTGCTGTCTCCTGTATTGAAGAAGAGGTGTCGTTTACTGGATTCGGGCCCTGATTAGAGCCCGAATCGCGGCGGATTAACTACACGGGAACAGCATCGCTGCCCCACTTGCAGCCAGTGCGGAAAGACTTGACGCACACAGTGAGAGCTCCTGAAAGGCCTGTGCCGTTGCCTGCTGTGCATACCCAAGCCGGGGCCAACTCTGAGCGCTCAGTCAGGCCCAGTTCACGCTGTACCTTGGAGCGTGAACCAGTAGGAACGAAAGCGCGCCCACCAGTTAGGTGCTGATCGCAATCATCAATCAGCCAGACAGCGCCGAAGCGGCCGTCCACTACCTTAGCCCTGACGCGAGTGTCGCCAGAGTACAGGCCAGTGAAAGTATCGAGCCCACCCTGCCTGCAGATACGGGCCTTGGCCTTGCACAAATCAGCGTTAATGCCGTGGGCCCACTGTGAAACAAAACCGTCAGTGTCGCAGTTCTCGAAAGAGTCGCGCTCGTTTTGCAGGTAATCCCCTGCCTGCTGCTCAAATTGCTTGGCGCTCTCTTCAGTGAAATCAGTAAAGTAAGTCATGTTCATTCTCCTGTATGTGGCCCCCGTGGGGGCCGTGGTTAAAGGCTAATAATCTCTATAAGAATCTGCTTCCGCCTGACGACCTGCAAAAAATTTCACAATACGTGACAGCTTGCGTATTGCTCCCAACTTAGACTTTGCTCCGACGATTGCCTCTGCAATATCCTCGTCTGACCAACACTCAACAATATAATCCCATCCGCCTTTTTCGTAATTCGCTTCAGCATGCTCTCGAACTTCTTTAACTAAATCTGTCATGTCTGTCTCCTGTATGTAAGTAAATTCAAACTACGAGGCGGATTATGGGGCCACAAAAGACCACTGTCAAGCACTTTTTACCACTTAATCGAAAAAAAAAAACGCCCCCTGAAGGGGGCGCTGTGATCACGCCGCTTCCGCGGCGCTCTCCTGTTCCTGCTTGGGCTGCAGGCCGTGGAGAAAGTCCACGGCCTTGTGTGCTTGACTTGACGCCCGGACGATCAGGCGCTTGTCATTTTTGAGAGCCTTGAGCCATGCCGCAAGGTACTGGGCATGGTCAGGGCGGGGCTCGGCACTGATGCCGAGGTCGCTGCACAGGAAGGTCGCGGCCAGCTCGGCCACCAGCTCTTCCTTGGCATAGTCTTCGGAGCCGAAGGCGTTGGCCAGTGGTCGCTTCAGGCGGCTCGGGTGCCCAGTCCAGTGCCCCAGCTCGTGGAGCAGCGTGCCGGCAAAGGCCTCCTGCGGGGAGCAGGTGCGGGTGCCGATGAAGTCGCTGATCGCCGGGATGACGATGTAGTCCGCGGTCGACTTGTAGAACGCGTTGTCAGAGCCCGCTAGGATGCGAATGTCAGCGCCTGTGGCCTTGGCAAAGGCAATGGCAGCCTCGACTCTCTCGTCGGCCTCAGCGGGGCTCTCAGGAGCCTCTGGGACGGGCAGGGGCTCGACACCCTCCACCTGTTCGGCATTGAAGACCGAGGTGACCCGAAGGAAAGGTACGGTGACATCTTCACCGCTGTCCTTGTCCTTGATGTCGAGGGTCTTGAAGAAGGTGATCTTGGTGCCCTTCTCACCCTTTCGTACCTGACAGCCCTTTTCCTTCCAAGCATTGTACGTGCCCCAGCGGTGGTCGCTGTAGCCAGCTGCCCAGAGCAGCAAAGGGTTGCAGCCGCGGTACGGCTTGCCGGTGCTGACGCTGATAGGGCGCTTGCCTGAGCCGCCGTTGCCGGACCATGGCTTGGTCCAGTTGGCGCCGTGGGTTTCGATCAGGCTGATAATGGTGTCAGTGATCAGCTGGTAGTTGTCTTGACGGTGCTTTGCCATGTTCATTCTCCTGTATTGATTTGACTATGCTTCTACCCAGAAACCCCAGCTAGGCCGGGGTTTCTGGTTTTGATTAAGTGCGGGGTTATCGTCCCAGCACCTTTCCCAACAGTGCGATATCTTCATCGGTCAACCGCTGAAACATTGCCGGGCAATGTCTCCAGAAGCGTTCCCAAGCGTTAGCAGAAGTCTTGGTCTGCTTCTTCAGGAAGTCGGCTCTCAGCGCGTCATAAACCTCTGCGCCAGTGAGGTCGGTAGTGGCCAGCAGATGCTGGATTTCTCGATAGCCCAATTTTGTGATGTCTTGCATTTTTCTGTCTCCTGTATGTAAGTAAATTCAAACTACGGAACGGAGTATGAAGCAGGCTGCAGCCACAGTCAACCACTTTTCACCATTTTTTTCTACTTTTAATCCTCGCCTTTCAGGCGCTTCTGCTCGGCCTTGGCGTCCTTGATCTGCCAATCGATCATTTCGCACCATCGCTGGTAAGGGGCCTGTGACAGGGCATTCATGTAGATCGATTCGATGTACAGGTCGTCCTCGCCTTGGCTGGGACCTGAGAAGGGGAATATTCCCCCACACTTCCACAGCTCGATGTCCAGCTCCGGATAGGTCTTGCGGATGTACTCGTTCAGGTTCTTGATGGTGGCTCGTTTCATGACGCTCTCCTGTATGGTCTACCTATCCTGACGGCCCGGCGGGAAGTTTATTCCCACCGAATCGAAAAAAGTTTATCTTTTTTCTACTTTTTTACACTTAATTTATTCCCACCCGGTCCATGGCCCGTGGTCCTCGCCGCTTGGTATATCCCGGTAGTATATGTGGTCACCGATGATGCGCGTGGGCCGCATAGAGAGCGCCCAGTCGGGCCGAACGTAGTAGGCATGATAATGGGTGGCGTAGCCCGTAATGTTGCTCAGAAAGCCTGATAGGGCCCCTGAGGCCACCCAGCGGGCGATCAGGAAGGCGCGTTCGTCGGTAGGTGTGTCGGATCGTCCGTCACAGTAGAAGGAAAAGGCGCAGCGGTTCCGGGTTTCGCCGCCGGCGGTCACAACCTCGCAGACGGTGTCAGGGAAGCGTGGGTCGTAGACCCGCTCGAGGACCACCTGCGCCACGGCGAGCTGGCCCTCGAGGGATTGATTGCGTGCCTCGAAGTAGATCGCGGTGGCAAGGCACATCAGTGCAGAGGTAAACACCCCGGTCACCCACAATGCTTATCAACTTCGTCTTCAACTTCGTCGATGAGCCGTTGTGCAAGATCAACTGACAGGGAGACTAGCTGCTCGTGGCTTGTGTAGCGTTGCTGCGATATTAGTGCATGCAAAGTAACTGCCGATACCACGGTCAGTAGATTAGCGTACTCATGATCGTCCATCAGTGTCTCCGCTCGAATTCTGCCAAAATATAGTTGTACTTTGAGGTCAGTGCCTCTATCCAATCTTTAAGAACGTCCAGCTGCATGATAATACCTTCGTCGTATAACACCTCCGATATCTCGACGAGTCCCTCGCCTGATTCTTCGTCGTACACCAAACTACCTGCTTTTACATCAGCCATTGTCAATCTCCACTTTTCGTTTGATTTTGCCTCGCAGCCTATCACGCTCCCACGTGACGTTGTCACGATACGCTGACGCACTTCTATCCAGCTGGGTGATCGTGCCACCCTTGCGTAAGAACTCTGCCGTATGCTGCTCGACAGCCTGCCTCAGTTCGTCCTTGCTTTTTCTCGAGCCGCGCATTATTTCACCTCGTGTATCTGAATGAGCAGGTCAATACAATGCTTGGCTTTTTCTAAGTCCGCTAGCGGTTGGCCTTTCAGCTTCCACCTAGTTATGTACTTGACTACATTGCCTTCCAGCAGGGACAAGCCGTTTTTCTCTGCGTATTCGGCAGGTTGGATAGGCATGTCCTTGTAGTGCGTGCCCCCGGTCTGTCGATCAAGAGCACTCTTACCTTCTTCTGCTGCAGATGCGGGAGCACCGCTGCCCATGTGAGCTGTTATCATGATTTCCCCCTGCCCATTTTAAAAGCCGAGACGCGAGCCTCATAATTAATCTCGACGAGATCATCAACCGTCTTGTCGAGGTCCTCGAGAGCATTACCAAGAGCCGATAGTATCTTGACCTTGTCGACAAACTTCATCAGCTCGAAGTGCTCTTCAGCCATCTTTACCATCTCAGCCTCGTGAGAGGCAATCTGATCTTCCATTTCTTCATGCGACATTACTCTGCCCTCCAAATTCTAATGCCATCGTTTTCTCTTCGCGCGACGAACTTTTGATTCCACCGCCGGCCCGTGGTCATAGCAGCGCGGTAGGCGCGGCCGTTAATCTTCTCGCCCTCGAAGTAGACACTGTCGCCCACCTCCATGTCGAGAAAAGGGTACTTTCGTGCCCGGGTAGACTCAGGCACTGGGATGTTCTTTTCGATTTTCATTACTACTCCTTTATCAAATAATCGAGCACAGCGTCCCAGTTTGGGTAGGCTTCTGTGCCGAAGTGAATGAGCTCGCCGGGAAACTTCTCGGCGCCGTTCATGAGCCTGTCGTCGATCAGATACTCACCTGCGTTCAGGTGTTTATTGTGTGACAGGATTAGTTTTTTCTTCGCCACGTCGCCAAGGTATTTCTTAACCCACAGAAGTTTGTCAGTCCAAGCGTTGGGGTTGTTCCATGGGGCAGTAGACAAGATATAAACGTCGTACTTCTCAGCGAGCTTGTGAAAAGCCTCGATAGCGCCGGGCATTGGCTCGAGGTCCTCGAACAGTCCGTCGATCTCATCGACTGGACCTTCGTAGCCGGCAGGGATGGCGCCCATAAAATCGGCGAGCACTCCATCTATGTCGACGTACACAGTTTTCATTTCATTCTCCTTTCTGGTTGCAGTTGATGTCAGGGTCGTACGCGGGCCATGTTCCGTCGGCCACGAACTGGCAGTATTGATCGGCATGGCGTTGGGCCTCTTCGAAGTCGGCGTTACCGACGAGGCCGAGGGCCGCGACGAGCGCGGCCATGGCGAGTAGAGCTTTCATTAGTGTCCGTACCCCCAAGCAGTCTGAGCCTTAGGCATGCCGTTCCATTTGTAGGCATTCGCGTAGCTTGCGATATTGAAAGAGCCGTAGGCGTTAACGATCTTGTTCATAGGTTCTCCGACAAGCACATCAGGATCAGGAACCACTTTGTCTTCGTATTGGCTGTCAGGCTCAAGGTATTTTTTAGCGATCTCAACCAGTGTGGCTTTGGCGCCCTTAACATCGACAATTTTGTAGAAATCAATGTTAGTCTGATCGTAACCCCAAGAGCTGTAGTAGATGTCGCCTACTTTGAGAGCGGCAGCAGCTTCGATTTTCTTAAGCTTGTCTGCAGCTTTCTTATTGGCCTTGTACTCAAGGACCTTGGCGTAATCGGCAAAAAACTCGTCGATATACTCTGCCATTCGTTCTGCAGTCCTGAACTTGTAATGAAAAGCAGACTTGGCAGCTTTACCTTTAAATCCCTTGGCCACGTAGTTCGGACCGTTCTCAATAATGTAGACCTCGACGGCCCCATCAAACTTAACGATCTTTTCTTCGAACTTGGCGGGAATGAAAAATTCTCTAGTCAATTTCATGTCTTTCTCCTGTATCGGTTAATTAAAACTACAACGTAATACTAACACACTGAGCGATAAGTGCAACTACTTTTTTACACTTTTAAGCACTAATTTTGCGGCATTCAATCGGGCCTTTTCCTCGGCCGTGTTGAGCCATGGGCACATGCTCAGGGCCTTGACCATCTTCTTAAGAGAATCCTTGCTAGAGCTGAAGCCTACAATTTTGTAGGCCTCGTAAAGTTCTGGATTAGTGGCAAGCAGTTTTGCTTTGAGCTCTTCGACGTAAACCATTAGGCTGCATTCCTCCACTCGTAGTTGAAGTATTTTTTGTCAAGCAAAACATCCCTGACGTGCTCTCTATCAATAGAGTCACCTTCGAAAGGAATCTCGCTATTGTTCATGACATAACAAGTAGCAATCGCCACATCGGCTTTCTTAGCGCCGAAATCATAGACACCGCCGGGACCGTAAAAGTCCATGACGTAATCAACAAACCCAATAAAATCAATCATCTCTTTCTCCTGTATGGTGTCGGCCAATCCGACAAGAGAATGGTCTCATACTACGAGACCATTTGCAACTACTTTTTTATATTTTTTTCTACCTACTCAAGAAATCGTACATTTCTTGAGTCTCGAATCGGTCATGGACTCTCATCGCGTCAGGGACTCGCTCCCCTGCAATCGCCTCTAGTGCCTCTCTGACCATTGACGGCACTACGGCATAGACACCGTCGAACATAGGCCCTACAACGCCCTCAGG